TGATGGCGTCGTATTCGTCACGCTTGATCAGAATGTAGTTTTCGCGGAAATGTGCTATGGCAATGGCGATTACTCCGAGGAGAATCGTAGTGCCAATGCCCATGAGAAATGATGTGATGTCCATTTCAGTCCTCGTAAAGGTGTGGAACATCGGAGAAGATTAGGTCGACTGCCCAATCGTTAGCTGCTTCGAGTGCATGCTCTGGGTGAAGTGCCATGAGGATGGCGATGGCATGGTCGAAGTCTTGGTCAGAGATGATGCGCATAGTGAACGCATCGACTAGCTGACGGCAATGGAAAAGAAATTCAGAGTACGTCATGGCTGACTCCATGAATAGTTATGCATTGCAATAGCGCAAAGCAAAGGTAGATTATCCTATGCGTCGTGGTTATGGCGCGATAATCTACCTCTGCATTACCTGTACCCCTACCTCCCACCGTCCGAGCGAAGCGAGGGGGTGGGGGGTGTAGGGGTACGGGGGGGGGAGCTCGGAACGAATAACGTGTCACAATGCAGGGGGACTCCCACCCACATTTCCTAGTTGATCCCATGGCCCTTTTTTGCTACATGCTACCGTATTTGCAAATCAAAAATTGAAATGCGCTCTTTATATACTAATTATATTAGTTATTTGTTATAATGAAATGTTGTTTTACCCTGTTGTTTTGCCCCCTGTTCGGTGTAAACCTAACGAATTTACCCTATACGAGTCAAGTAAAATCGTACATCAAAGCAAAAAAAAAATCCCCAACGTATTAGGTTGGGGATCCGGGTTGGTGATGTTGGGGGAGTAATAGGACCAACATCACGAGGGTAATGGGAGCGATTGCAAGCTACGCAAAGTAGGGGTCGGCTGCAAGTGCATTATAGTCAAACTTGTTGTCGTCAATGCGGCGTTCGGAGACCATTGTAAGGTGACCGTGGAAGTCAAGAATGACACCGCCAGTGGAGCCATTACGGACTTTGGCAGCAATGACTTCCATGCGATTCTTGGAGTTGGTATAGCCATCCGCGAAGGTATTGAGGTTGTAGTACTCGGGACGGTAGGCCATAAGTACGATATCGGCTTCCTGTTCGATGGATCCGGACTCACGAAGGTCGGAGAGCATAGGACGCTTTTCGGCACGTACGTCCACCTGTCGATTAAGCTGCACGAGGGATACTACGGTAATGCCAAACTCCTTTGCCATGCCTTTGAGTGCCTGGACAATGACGGATACTTCCTGCTCACGGCTATTGGCCTTTTCGGGTCTGATCTTGCCGAGGTGGTCAATGAAGACAATCTTGATGCCATGTTGCATGACCATTTGGCGTGTGATCATACGGATATCGCCAATGGTGCGGTATGGGTCGGTGTCTACCCACATTGGGAGTTCTTTGAGCTCATCGACGGCTTTGCGGATGCTGTTGATCTCGTCTTCTCCGAGTGCATTGCCAGTCTCGAGGCTATTGACGGCGATATTGGCCGACTGGGATATGTACCGTGACCACAGCTGCTTTTTGCCCATGTCGAGGCTGAACGTCATCGAAGGTATGTTCCGGAGAGCTAAATCACGCTGTGCAGTCACCATGAGGGCTGTTTTGCCCATTGCTGGACGGCCTGCCATGAGGACCAGTTCCTCGGGACGGTAGCCGCCTATGAGTTTGTCGAGGGAAGGCCAAGCCGTTACAATGCAGTCACCGGAGACAGGATTAATGATCTTGTTGGCGATCTCGTCAAGCTCTTTGTCTTTGTTAAGGTGCGTATTGGTATGGTCGACAACGATGTCTAGGACCTGCTGGTCGAGGCGACCAATGATGTCTTTGATGCTGGTCTTTTCGTTTTCCAGCTCACCGAGTGCATATTTCAGTGCCAGCTGCGTAGTACGACGCTGGTACAGACCTGCTAGGATTGAAACATGTCTTTGGGTAGCTGCCACCGGGCAATCTGCGGCAAGTCTTGCCAGGGCTTTACTACCACCAACCATGTCAAGCAGTCCTGATTTTTGCAGGGCACTGGAGACTGTCACGATGTCAATGGGCTTGCCTGCTACCCATTCTTGGAAGGCTACCGACCAGATAGTACGGTAAGCTTGAAAGGTGAAGTACTCAGATTTGACTAAAGAGTGATCGTATTGAGCTGTGTTTGCCAGCAAACTGCCGATTATCAGGGATTCGAGATCGGCGTCAACCCATTCTGTTGTTTCCATTCGTATGCCTTCTTGATTGATGTGAGTGTTTCGGTCTTCAGCATTTCCGAAGGCAGGAAGTACATGAGAGACCACCCGTTGGCAGCTGCATCGTTGGCCTTACGGTATCCTTGTAGGATGCCGTAGACGCTACCATGAGCACCACGAGTAAATACTCCTCCTTGTATCTCTATGCCCAGCCGTAGTTCCGGCCAAGCATAGTCAACCCTGTACCGTCGCCCCTTGACCATGACCACTTCTTTCTGTGGTCGTGGAAGTCCAAATGACTCTAATGCGGCAAGGAACACAGCCTCGTTCTTTGTCGTGGCGTTGTTCTTTAGGTTTTGTTTGCCTTGCTGCTTCATTGTTGTGCCGTAGAAAGTGCGGGGGACGAATCTACTGCCATCCCCCTGACACTTTCAACAGCAATCTATTAACTCTCTTTCAGCGTGACGTCACGGACGACATCGATGCCATGGCGATCGAGGAAGTCCTTGTCAATGACGCCTTCTGCCAGCGCTGACTTCATGCCCATGATGTCCCATGACAGCTTCTGCTTGACAAACTGCTGGTATTCACTGTACGCAGGGCTACTGGGGTCCGGGTCGTGCTTGGGCACAAATCGCCCTGGTCCGGTGCTGACCTTGAGCATCTTGTCGATGACAACCTTGCCATCGAACGACCCGTTGATCGTTGCATGCAAAGCCGTGTATTTGAGCGCGTCAACAATGTCTTGCGCCCGATGCTTCTCTTTTGCGATTGCTTTGGCCCTCTCGTCGATCTCTGCAAGACGGTCAGCGGCTACTGCCTTTGCCTCCAAGACCATTGCCAGCTTGCGCTCTGCATCTGGGTCAAACTCGGCACTCTCGTAGAGGTAATCAGTAAGCAGGTTCTTGAAGTGTTCAAGCGTTTGATCACTGTTGATGTACAGGACCATATCTGCCAGAGAGTACTCAAGGCTGTCAACGGTGCCAGTGAAGTTGTGGGCGTTCATGAAGAAGAACCAATTTGGGGATTTGTTGTCTGTCGGCATGTGAAGCTCCTTAGTCAAATTTGATGACGCCAATGTTGATGATTAGTCGGGTGATGATGTCGCTGATAGCCGTCATCTCGTACATGAGTGACGGGTACAGCTCTGTGAGCAAAACGCGCTGTTTTGATTGTAGACTATGCCGCCAAGACTCTCTCAAAGACGTCTCGTTGACACTTTGGTACTGGGCGAAAAACCCATAGCTGTCCCTGATATGAGATGGTACGCTACTGTTTTTGTCGAGATTGATGTTCTGAATCACTAGATACCCTCGGCTGTCGACAACACTTTCAATGCTGTTGTCGATCAAACCCACGATAGTCGAGAAGATCATGAGCATCCGTATCTGGTCCAAGATCAGCTGCGATTGGTTGCCACTGGCATCGGTTACCGTTGTCAGCTGCGAGTACAGTCCGGCAAATGGTATGTATCGATCCCAGGCAATATCAAGCCTCCCGAACTTGTCTACGTAAAAACACGACAAGAACATTCGCAGAACACTGTCACGGCTTGATTTAAGCCCTTCAATGTCATTCACCGTCGTCCTTTCTATTGGCTTCAAGCCAATTGCAAAACTTGATGTAATTCTCCTTTGTCAGCTGCTTTGCATTGTAAATGCCACGCTTGGATAGAATGTTGTGCACTTCGTCCGTGTTGTATCCGGCATTACGAGCGATCATGTACAACTTGGCGGCATCGGATTCGCTGATTGTGTCTTTAAGCTCGTCTTTGACAGGTGCAGGTGGTGGCGATGCTGGCTTTGCAGTAGCCTTCTTCGCCTCTCTGACTGTGATACTGCTGGCATTGCCGTCGTCATCTTCGTCAGCGACGATACCCAAGAGACTACACAGAACGTACCGACGAGCATAGGTAATGGCACTACCAAAGGCTTGTGGCGTCAGATTGTTCCCGATTGGGATGCTGGCAGTCGTCGAAAGCATACCACCACTATTTGCGTGGATGATAATGGTCTCGATCTCCAGCATGTTCGGCTGATCGGATTTGTGAATAGGCTGCAGCAGCACAAGCCCCAGCTTGTTAAAGATTGGCATGACGATCTCCATGATCGTTGGCAAATCCGCATACTTCGACTTGAAGTGTGGGTTGACCTTGTCCTTGACGGCGGTGGTGATTTCGGCCTGTGCCTTGGCAAGCGCTGCATCGAGGCTTTGAGTTGATTGGCTGGTCGTGAACATTTGTCGCTCCTTTCAGGTGATGTATCGGTAGGCGGTGACGATCCAGAGGGTCGCCACCATGAGTGCGGGCGCAGCGCGCAGGCTGTGCCAGAGGATGCCGACGCCGGCCGGAACCCGGATTATCAGGCCGTGGG